TTAGTTGTTGGATCTGTAAGAGAGTGGAGTTTTGAGATAACCAGAGCAGAAATTGACGTAACAAGTATCGGTCAAACTGTTACTCAAACCGCACCATTTAGAACCTTCATCTCAGGTTTTGCTGATGGTAGTGGTTCTGCTAGTGTCTATTCAACAGATGATGACACACTTTTATCCAGTAGAATGGTTGAAGATGTTATCCAACGTCAGCAAGCTGGTGCAAAGGTTAGATTGTATATTGATCGTCAGATGAGTGGTGCTAACGTAGATCAAAACGCAAGTAGATCAATTTTGGCAGATATTATTCTTACTTCTGCGAGTTTCAACGTCAACCCAGATGACGGACAGGTTGTAGAGATAGCCTTTAGACCAAGTGCTGCTCCTACATTCGACCTATCTAAGACTGCTTAAATTAGCATAACTTAACGAACCTCAGTTTATCTGGGGTTTTTTTATGTTTTATATTAGAATGGTATAAATATAATATTGTTATTATTTATGCCAAGTAATTTATCTGCATTGGATAGGCTTAGAAAAGCTGCAAATCTTGAACCTGTAAAGAAGGAAGTTGAATTATCTGATGGTTCTATTTTTGAAATGTATGTAAGTCCATTAACGATGGCAGAAAGAGAAAGAGCACAAAGACAAGCTAGAAGTGATGATGCAAATGCTTTTGCTTTGCAACTACTTATTGCTAAAGCACAAGATGAAAATGGTAGAAAACTCTTTAATGCAGGAGAAATTGATGTATTAAAAAATGAAGTAAAAGATAGTGATTTACAAAGTTTAATGCTTGCTGTTATTAATTTAGAAGAGGAAATACCTGACCCAAAGAGCTAGCTGATCAACTGAAGAGAGATAATCTTATGATGTTACAGTTTGGTGTGGCAAAAGAATTAGGTAAATCTTTGGTTGAAGTTAGAGGTATGACAATCGAAGAACTTGTGGGATGGAGTGCATATTTTCAAGTAATTAATGAAGAACAAGAAAAAGCATTTGAAAAAGCAAAACGAAGGAGATAAGCTAGAATAAAGTAACCTTTTATTGTTTTGTTGTGGCCCGAAGAACAAAGGCAAGTATAGAGATAGATGTAAAAGGTCTTAAGGCTGTAAATGATTTATTAAATAAATTAAATTCTATTGATAGTAAGGTAAATAAGATTAATAAAGTTGCTGGGTCTTCAGGAGGAAAAAATCCATTAGATGACCAACATAGATTAGAAACACAAATAGTAAAATTACAAACTAGATCACAAAAGATAAGAAATCAATTATTAGGTTTAAATCAAAAAGATGCAAAAGTTCAACGATTAAAAGCACGTTTAACTAGAGCAGAAAACAAAGCAGGACAAGCTAGATTTACTGCTTCTAAAAGAGAATTAGCAATAGCTGAGAAAGAATTATCACTATTACAAAAACAAACAATAGAAATTAATAACCAAGCTAAAGGTATGAATAAATTGTTGCAAATACGACAAGGTAAATTTGCAGGATCTGGGCCAGGAGTATTTGGCCCACAACCAGCACCAGTTAAACAAACATTTGCTCAGAGAATTGGAATTAAAAAAGGTTTTGATACAGAAAGTGCATTAATAAGTGGTGCGTTTCCTCTGTTATTCGGTCAAGGGCCAGTAGGAGCAGCAGCAGGAGCTTTAGGTGGTGGTATCGGTGGAATGTTTGGTGGCATGGGTGGTTTTGCAGGAGGTATTGCAGCCACAGCGATTGTTCAACAAATTCAAGGATTTTTAAATGGAATAAGCCAATTAGGTAATGCACTTGGCCCGTTTACTCAAAATACACAAGCTGTTACAGATGCCCTTGGATTGCAAGGGTCTGCACAAGAAGCTCAGATTAAATTAATAGAACAAGTTGAAGGTAAAACTGCTGCATTTAATGCAGCTACTGCAATTTTGGCAAGGCAAATAGGTCAAGGAGGTGTAGATGCTATTGAAAAATTTGCTAATACAGGTAGGTTAATGTCGCAAGAATTTGCTAAATTAAATCTTCAATTACAAAATGTAATAGCTAGGATAATTAATTTTACAAATGAAGTTTTAGGTTTATCTGAAGCTTTAGAAAGAGGAGAGGCACGAGATATAGTGGCGGGTGCAGCAGCAGGAGGGAATGAACAAGCTCAACAATTGTTAAATCAAAGAGAAAATCAAGGATTTTTCAGTAAGTTAGATAACGCAATTAATAATACATTTCTTGGTAAATTAGGTCAGTTTTTACCTGGAACTGCTGGTGGCCTTATAAAAGGGGCTGGAGGTCTTACTGGTGGTGCAAGTGTACTTTCTGGACAGAAAGCAGATGACGAAAGATTAACAAAACAAGAAAAAATATTTGCAGCAGGAGAAAAAGTAAGAATTCAAGCTGGTGCGATTACAAGTGAAAGCGATTTGACAATTAAAAGTTTAGAAGAAGAACTTGATTTAAGAAATCGGATTGTAGAGAATGAAAAAAAGATGAGTAAAACATTAGCTGAGAAAGTATCAAAAGTTGAGCAAGAATTTGATTTTAGGGAAAAAACTTTAAAAACTACATTAGAACAGTTAACAAAAGAAAGAGATAAAATACAAGAAAATGCTGAAAAAAGGTTTGGAATAAATAAACGAGAACAAGAAGATATTGATATAGCTAATGCAAAAATTGAAGCTCAAAAAGGTCTTATTACAAACAATAATAAATTAAAAGAAGATTCAATAGTTCTTACAAAAAAACTACATACAGAAGCAGATAAAGTAGCAGATGCTTTTGAAAAAATAGGATTAGAAATTTTAGATTCTGTAAAAGATGGTATTGCTGGACTAATTAAAGGTACATCTACGTTATCTGATCTTCTTAATAATGTTGCCGACAAGTTCTTAGATGTGGCATTAAATCAAGCATTGTTTGGTTCTGTCTTAGGTTCACGAGGAGAAAAAGGTGGAGGTTTGTTTGGTGCATTAGGTTTGTTTGCTAATGGAGGTAGACCACCAGTAGGCAGACCCTCAATCGTTGGAGAGAAAGGGCCAGAGTTATTCGTACCAAGATCTTCTGGAACGATTGTGCCAAACAATAAACTTGGAGGTGGCAGTAGTACCAGCGTTGTTGTTAATGTAGACGCATCAGGTTCAGATGTTCAAGGAGATGATGCTGGAGCAAAAGAACTTGGAACTCTCATATCTGTTGCAGTACAAGGAGAGCTATTGAAACAACAAAGACCTGGAGGACTACTTTCTAGTTTACGCTAATGGCTACTTTTCCTAGTTACAATCCACAATATTCTGCTACAAAGCGTAGTCAATCAAACCTTAGAATTACTCAATTTGGAGATGGCTATCAACAACGTACAACCTTTGGTTTGAATCAAGATCCAAAAGTTTGGAATCTTACTTTTAATGTTGACGATGAAGATGCAGATGAAATTGAAACATTTTTAGAAACTGAAGCCAACAATGGTAGATCATTTGATTGGTCGCCTCCTGATACAACGACAACATTTAAATGGATATGTAGAAGTTTTTCCAGAGAAATATTTGAATTTGATCGAAATAGAATTACAGCTAGTTTTGAGGAAGTATTTGAACCCTAATGGCAGTACCAGTTTCAGCTTTACAAGAGATAAATCCTGGAGCAGTAATAGAACTGTTTACTTTGCAACTTGATGCAACATTACATGGTTCAACTACTATTTATAGATTTCATAATGGTGCAAATCTAAATGCAAATGGAGAAGTTGTATGGGCTGGTAATACTTATTTAAGATTTCCTATCCAATGTGAAGGATTTGAATTTACAGGAACAGGAACTCTACCCAGACCTACCATATCTGTCAGTAATATTTTTGGAACGCTCACTGCAATCATGCAAGACGTTAACCAGACAACAGTTGGTAACGACTTAAATGGTGCAAAATTAACAAGAATTAGAACCTTGGCACGTTTTTTAGATGCTGTTAACTTTGCTCCTACAACAACTACCACCACTTCAACCCAAACTGTAGCTGATCCCTCTGACGCTGAAACTGTCACATATACTGTCACAGTAGTTCAAGATTCTTACAATAATAATGTTTTTGCAATAGATGGAGTTCAAAAACCAGTTATCATAATGAAGCGTGGTTCAACTTATATTTTTAATCAATCTCATAGTTCTAATGTAAATCACCCTTTAAGGATAAAATCTGATGCTGGTGGACAGCAAACTACTGTTAATGCAGGAACTCTAGGCACAGATGCAACTGTAACTTATTCTCCAGCTTATCCTTCTGCTCCTAATGATCTTCGATATTACTGTCAAACTCATGGAAATAATATGGGTAACACAATTACAATGAACAACCCAAATACAATTCAGCAGCAGACAACTTCATCTTCAACTACACAATCTAATCCATTTGGCACTCCCGATCCAACGGCAGAATTTCCCCAAGAAATTTATTTTTTAGACAGAAAGGTAAGCGAAAATAGAGATGTTGTTCAATGGGAAGCAGTATCAGCTTTAGATTTGGTAAATGTAAAACTACCAAAAAGAATTGCTACTAGAGATATTTTCCCTGGTATTGGTACGTTTGTTGGATGACTTGGCAGGATATTGCACTTAAACACGCAGAAAAAGATGCACCACATGAGGCTTGTGGTTTATTAGCTGTTTATAAGGGTAAAGAAAAGTATTTTCCCTGTAAAAATCTTGCAGAAGATTTGGGTGAACAATTTATTATTGATCCTGATGATTGGATAAAAGCTGAAGATGCTGGTGAAGTTATCGCTGTTTTTCATAGCCATCCACAAATACCACCATTTCCTAGTCAAGCTGATCTTGCAAGTTGTGAGTATTTAGATTTACCTTTTTATATTGTCACCCCAGAAACAAAAGAATGGCACTATTTTGAACCATCTGGCTATAAAAAAGGATTAATTGGTAGACAATGGGTATGGGGTGTTCAAGATTGTTGGAATTTAATACACGATTGGTATGAAGAAAAGAAAAATATTACTTTAAAACATTGGGAACGACCCAAAAGTCCTGAAGAGTTTAGTAAATCGCCTTTGTTTGAATATGGATTACCTCTTACTGGTTTTAAAGAATTAGATGATACATTAGATTTAGAGAAAGGTGACGTATTGTTGATGGATACAGGCACAGGTAATTTAGATCATGTTGCTTTGTATGTGGGAGATCAAACTATTCTTCATCATTGTGTGAAAAGACTTAGTTGCAGAGAAACTTATGACCAAAAGTATATAGAATGGACAAAGAAGAGGTATCGCTATGCTCAGTAAAATAAAAGTTTACGGAAGATTAGCTCGATTTCTTGGAGAGCGTAGTTTTGAAGCTGAAATATCAACTCCACTCCATGCTTTTAAGTTTCTATTAGCAAACTTTCCTCATTTGGAACGACATATGATGGAACAAAATTATTGTGTCAAAGTAGGTAAAGATGAGATTGATGAGACAGAATTATTTAATCCAATAGGTCAACAGGAAATAAGAATAGTACCAGTAGCTACAGGTTCTAGAGGTTTTACAAGAATATTAGCAGGAGCAGCTTTAATTACTTTTGCATCAATATCAGGAGGTGCTGGTTTCGGAGTTGGTGGAGCGTTAGGTTTTGGTAAAACAGCAGCTACTCTTGGTTCTGCCCTAACAGCAGCAGCAGGAAATTTTGGTATTTATTTAGCACTATCAGGAGCAGCACAGATGCTTACTCCCGTTCCACAACCTCCTGGAGTTTCAGAAGATCCACAGTCTCAAAACTTTTCATTTAGTGGAGTGCAAAATACATCAAGAGCAGGAACAGCAATACCTGTAATTTATGGAGAAATTTTTGCTGGATCTCTAGTAGTATCAGCAGGAATTGATACAGTACAGATAAAAGGTACAGCGTAAATGGGAATTGTTAATCGTTCTGAAGATGATGTAGTAGTAGATTCCTCGCTACCCTCTGATGCCCTATCGAGTAAACAATTCGCAACTATTGTTGATGTTCTTAGCGAAGGTGAGATAGAAGGCTTTCCATCGGCAGCAGCCTTTACAAAAGGCACAGCCAACTACAATACAGCAGCATTAAAAGATGTATTTTTAGGAAAAACTCCAGTATTAAGAGCTAGTGCCGATCCAACAAGTACTCAAGCTACCGATTTTAATTTTCAAGACGTAGAGTTTGAACCTAGATTTGGAACGTCAAATCAAACATTTATTTCTGGTATTGCCAATATTGAATCTGAAACTAATGTCGGATCAAAAGTAGAAAATGGAACTCCAATATCAAGACAGATAACAAACTCTAATATCAATGCTGTTAGAGTCACTCTTCGATTTAATGGGTTACAAAAATTTGAAACTAACGGAGATGTTAATGGTGCATCAGTAGAGCTAACAATAAAAATTATTCAAAATAATGGAACGACAAGCACTCCAATATCTGACACAGTAACAGGAAGAACCTCCTCTGCTTATAACAGAGATTATCGGATTGATTTACCTAGTAATCTTAATTATCCAATAACAGTTCAAGTAACAAGAGTAACTGCTGATGCTACTGACCCCAACAGATTAAGAGATGAGTTTTTCTTTCAATCTTTTACTGAAATTATTGATGAGCAAAGACCATATCCTGATATTGCTCATTTAGCTTTAAGATTCGATTCTGAACAGTTTTCATCTGTTCCAAGGAGAATGTATAAAGTTCGTGGGGTAAAAATAAAAATACCTCATAATGGAACTGTAGAAGCTGCGACAGGAAGAATAACTTACACAGGAACATTTAATGGAACGCTTACTACATCTAAAGTTTGGTGTTCTGATCCAGCTTGGATTTTATTTGATCTGTTAACAAATGTTAGGTATGGGTTAGGAGATCATATTACTGAAGCTCAACTTGATAAATATGCTTTTTATAGTGCTTCTGTTTATTGTTCAGAGTTAGTAGATGACGGAGCAGGAGGACAAGAACCTAGATTTAGCTGCAATACTATTCTTCAAGCAAGATCGGATGCGTATGAAGTTGTAAACTCTCTTACTTCTGTAATGAGGTCAATAAGTTTTTGGACTGCTGGTTCTCTCACAATTTCACAAGATAGACCTACAGATCCTAGCTATCTCTTTAATCTATCAAATGTAACATCAGCAGGATTTGGATATTCTGGTACGAGTCTTAAAACAAGAGCAACTGTAGTTTCCGTGTCATATTTTGATATGGATAATCAAGAATTGGACTTTGAAACTGTAGAAGATTCCTCTGCAAAAGCTAAATATGGGGTCTTACATAAAAAAATTACAGGTTTTGGCTGTAGTTCTAGAGGTCAAGCTGCAAGATTAGGTAGATTCTTGCTATTTGAGGAACAAAATTCTACTGAAACAATTAATTTTACCACTGGTTTATCAGAGGGAGTTGTTGTAAGGCCAGGGCAAGTTATTGAAGTTAGCGATCCAGTAAGGGCAGGATTAAGAAGAGGAGGAAGAATAAAATCAGCAACAACGACAACTGTAACTGTAGATAATACAGAAGATACAGACTTAGACGCTACAAATAATCCAACACTCAGCGTTATCTTGTCCGATGGATCGGTAGAAACTAAACCTGTAAGTGGTATTTCTGGTGCTGTTATTACAGTATCTTCTGCTTTTTCATCTGCTCCAAATGCAAATAGTGTATGGATTTTAAGTAACACCACACTAGAAACTACTCAGTGGAGAGTGGTTAGTGTAACTGAAGATAAAGATAACTATGCAATTATTGGAACGGCTTATAACTCAGGAAAGTTTGCATTTATTGAAGATGGATCTCCTCTTCCTGTTAGAAATGTAACGATACTAAATGCACTAAAAGATGCTCCTGCTATTGATAGTGCGGAACAATTCTTCTATGTAGAAAATCAAAAAGCAAAAGTAAAGATTATTCTTGATTATCAAGCTGTTCCAGGTGTCAGTCAATATAGAGTCCAGTACAGAAAAGATAATGGAAACTTTGTTAGCACTACTGTTACTGGAACTGACTTTACAATATTTGATGCAAGTGAGGGTACTTATGAATTTAGAGTATTCAGTTTAAATGCAGCATTAGAGGCATCAGCAGAGCCATCCACTTTAACAAAAGATTTTGCAGGAAAAACTGCTATTCCAGCAGATATGACAGGGCTTACTGCCGAACCAATAAATAATAAATTGATTCGTTTGAAATGGAATAGGTCAACAGATATTGACGTTACTCATGGTGGCCTTGTTTACATTAGACATGATAGTTCTGGAACTGATGGCTCTGGTACTTTTGAAAATGCCGTTGATTTAATAGAAGCAGCACCAGGAAACTCAACTGAAGCAATAGTTCCTGCTATCACTGGAGAATATATTCTTAAATTTCAAGATGATGGAGGTAGATTCAGTGCAGGAGAAGCCAGTGTTGTTGTAAATATTCCAGAAGTTACAGATGATTTACTTGTCCAAACTAGAAGAGAAGATTTAGATAATCCTAAATTTCAAGGTGCAAAGGTTAATACAGCTTTTGATGCAACAACAAATTCTCTTAACTTAACGGGTGCAGGACAGTTTGATGATATTGGAGTTTCTATTGGAACATCTTTTGATGATCCTGCTATTGGTTCAATAGATGATATAGGTGGAATATCTCCATCAGGTACTTATGATTTTGCATCTACTTTAGATTTGGGTGCAGTATTTAGTCTTGATTTAATTAGACATTTTAAAACAGAAGGTTTCTTTCCATCAGATTTATTTGATGCAAGACAGCAAGGATTTCCAACAACAGGTACTTTCGATGGAACAGAAGCTAATGAAGTCGATGCTCAGTTATTTGTACGCACCACACAAGATGATCCTTCTGGTTCTCCTACATATACAGCGTTTCAAAACTTTACAAGCGGTACATTTAAAGCAAGAGGTTTTCAATTCAGAACAGTTCTTACCAGTAATGATCCAGCACAAGATATTAGAGTATTTCAATTAGGTTATTCAGCAAAATTAGAAAAAAGAATAGATCAGGGAACTGGTCAAACTATAACTTCATCAGCAGGAGTAACTACAGTTCCATTTACTTCTCCATTTTTTGTTGGAACGTCAGCACTTGGAAATCTTAATCAACATTTACCAACAGTTAATGTCACTGCTCAAAATCTAGCTTCTGGCGATTTCTTTGAAATATCGAATATAACTGCAACTAATTTTCAAATACATTTTAAAAATTCATCAAATGCTTCTATAAGTAAGCAATTCACATTTACGGCTGTTGGTTTTGGAAAAGGATAGTATAATAGGAACAATGTTACTTTTCTAAATGGCTAGAGTTGATAACACAGGTGGGGCAGGCTATGTAATTGACAATGGAACGGGTGCTGCTGTCCGAACAAAATTAAATCAAATAACTGCTGCTATCAACTCTATTAATAGCGGTGCTGGCGATCCATCAATATCATCTGCTTTTCAACCACATATTGATACGTCTACTTCATTATTAAGAATAAAAAATGCTGGTAATACTGCTTTTGTAAATATAGGAAATATCAGTTTAGATAATTTAGGTCATGTTGTAGCAGCAAGTCCTACGATGACAGGTGATGTTACGATGTCATCTACTGGATTTTTAAAAGTTCCTGTTGGTAATAATGCACAACAACCTGGGCAGTCTGGAGCACCAGCAGCCGCAGCAGGACAGTTCAGATATAACTCGGATACAGGACAATTTGAAGGATATACAAATGCTTGGGGATCTATTGGTGGAGGTGCTGGAGCTACTGGAGGAGGCAACGATGAGGTGTTTTTTGAGAGTGACCAAGCTGTTACAACGAATTACACTTTAACTGCTAATAAAAACGCACACACAGTTAGCCCTACAATAAATTCGGGTGTGACTGTAACTGTGCCATCTGGTGCAATCCTTGTTATTCTTTAATTATGGCTTTAAACATTAACGGCACTACTGGTATTTCTGGGGTTGATGGGTCAGCTTCCGCACCAGCAGTAACAGGAACAGATAGTAATACAGGAATAAATTTTGGTACTGATACTGTCAATATAAATACAGGTGGGTCGACTAGGGCAACTGTTGACAGTAATGGGCGGTTTGGAGTGGGAGTTACAAGTCCATTAGCACCTTTTCATGCTAAAGATGCTACTAATAATACTATTGCAAGATTTGAATCAGGAGATGCAACTTCACGATTACAGTTAAAAGATAATTCTGGGGAAGCTTTTGTAGCCGCAACTGGAGATGATTTAATTTTTTCAATTACTTCTAGTGTCACAGAACGTATGCGTCTAACAGCACAAGGAGTAGACGTATCAGGTGCAGGAATTTTTCATTCAGTTGGTGTCAACCCTGCTCTAGATATAGAACAGCAAACAGATGGTAATTACACAGCAATAAAAATAAGAAATTTTTATACTGGTGCTGCAAAAAATATGATGGCTTTTCTTGATAATAATGGGAACGTAAGAGGAAGTATCGTTATAAATAACACAGTCACTACATACAACACAACTTCAGATTATCGGGTAAAAGAAAATGTTATAAGTTTAACTGATGGAATTACAAGGTTAAAAAAACTCAAGCCTTATAGATTTAATTTTATTGGAGATTCACCTAATACTGTTGATGGATTTTTTGCTCACGAAGCAGCTACAGTCGTACCAGAGGCAGTAACAGGTACTAAAGATGCAGTAGTTACTCAAGCAATGATTGATGCTGGAGAATACAATTCTGATAAATTAGATCAAGAAATTCATCAAGGAATAGATCAAGGTAAACTTGTACCTTTACTTACTGCTGCATTACAGGAAGCTGTTGCTAAAATTGAAGTATTGGAAACAAAAGTGGCTGCATTGGAGGCTGCATAAATGGCAAGTATAAAACTAAAACACGCATCAGGTAACAGCACTATTTTAAATAGTCCAGCAGCTAATCCCAGTGCTGATGTAACTCTTAAATTACCATCTACAACTGGATCGGTTGGTCAGGTTTTACAAGTAGCAAGTGCGAACCACAGTTCTACAAACGCAGAGCTTGAGTTTGCAGCAGCAGGGGGCGGTAAAGTTTTACAAGTATTACAAACAGTTAAAAGTGACACTTTTAGTGAAAGTGTTGCCACAGGACAACCTTCAAGTGTTGTTACAGG